ATCCGGAACTTAGTTTTCCTGATCCATTACCTTTACCGTCACCGGTTACCGAAACTACTTTTACCCACATGCGGTCCGAAGTGGTCGACGACTCAGTGGTTACTAATGTTCCGTTTTTTGCAAAATAATATCCAGCTGGTGGAACTATCTTTAACAAACATCCTGGTTCAACGTATTTTAAAATGCTACCTGTGTATATTCCAACACTAAACGGTAACTCATTATCTTTATCTGCGAGATAAGCAGTAGTTTCGTTGTACCCACTGGTTACCTGTTTAAAAATAGGAGATATATCAGTTAATATTAACTTATCATAATACGCATAATAAAAATCTCTCATCATAGATAGTTTAGTAAGTGGTTCTATCTTATTTTTTATTACATTTTCAATATCTGTTAATGAATTAAATGTAAAATCAAAACGATGATGTATATTCTCTCTATAAAGTATACCGTCAGTACAGAACGCATTAGTTGAACTATACTTTCCCGAAGGATCTATTAGATCATAGTTACGACTGATACCACTAGCAGAACGGTTAACTGATTTAACCTTAGCTATACTCTGACTTATCGCAAGAGGAGCTAGATTATAATCTTCACCAGTAATCATTCTATCCTGTGTATAGTATGTCGCAGGTGCTCTTGTTTTAATATCTTGATTAGATTCAGTACTTGTTGCTGTGCTAACTGAAGATTTTAATGATACTACGAGTTTTAATTCTTCAGTGCTACCTGAAACTGTTAGATAAGGTACTGTTATCTGCACCCCTCTCAAATCTTTTGGATTTATAGTAAAGGTTGCACCAGCAGATGTTCGATAATAACATCTAAAAGATCCTCTTGGTAGGTTAGCAAATACACCATCACCGAATACTAAAGATATTCCATCATTACTAGTAGTCTGAACACCGTATATGTTCTTTATCGTCTTATCGATACTGTTATAGATAACATTGTTTCCGGTAAGTGTTGGTACCTTCTTCCAAATAGCCGATTCATTACCTAGATTGTTTAGGCTGTATAACCAAACATCATCATTGTTAATATTAACATCATTGATATTAACTATTTGATTTGTAGTTGGGTTAGTTAATGAAAAGTCTTGCTTTGAAAGTACCCCTTGTCTAAAATGCATAAACCATCCAGTGTTTGGACTTCCATATCCCTGTTGATCATCTCTATAGATAATCGCTACACGATTAAAAGGCAATGGGGTATCTTCTTGTATAGCACTGTCCTTAATAACTGTGCTCATTACTTCGAATGAATATGACTTACCATCTATAGTTTTATTAAATGGAAATACAGGTAAGTCACCGATCGCACTAGCGAGCCTATACTGTTCTGTATAAACACCACTTACCATATCATATGTTTGCGGAACTCCAAACTCTAACGGGGCAACCATCGCAGAGTTCATTATTTTAATAAATTGATCAAACCAGTTACCGTTTGATGGATCGTTCCAAACTACTTCTATGTTTTGTAGATTACGTCCAGCACTGTCGATAACTTCTTGTGTAGTTGATATTGATTCTACCTTCAACAGACCATTGGCACAGATATTACGTTTAGCATTATAGCTCAACATCTGAGCTAATCTAAGAACGCTTTCTCTTCTTTCTGCTAACTCGAGAAAGTTTTCACGTGCATTGAGATCGATCCTGAAAGCTAAACTCTGACCAAGGAACGCAATGAGATCAATTAAAGCTAGGTATTCGCTAGACTCAATATAGTCATTAAAATTTTCTGGATATTTTTCTCGCAGATACGCGATCATTACCCTTCTTATGTTTTCAAAATCATAACTAGTGAAGTCGGCATTCTTAAAAGTTTGGTAGATTTTCTTCCAATCTTCTGACAGAAATAGATTATTTTGACGTCCGGTTGTAGACATTGATCAATTACCCCGTTTAGTTTATTTATTTTAATAAAAATCTGACGTTTTATTAAAGCAGGCCGTTACGTGAGTCAAAACCAAATTGTAAAGTTTCCTGTATGTTATAAGGAACATATTTCAACACAACTTCAACTTGTATAGCTTGTTCTTTTTGGGTTACAGTAATGTTAACTGGATTTGTTCGGGGATCATAGTTTACTATCCTAGTAACATCATTTACTATAAGCTCTTTGGCTTGTTCTGTCATTGGTTCGAACAACATTTCCCAAATAATTGTTCCAAATTCAGGATTTTCAAGTTTCTCACCTTTACGTATATGAAAATGATTGATAAGATCTTGTTTTATCAATGCCAAATCATAGAGTGTCGAATTAGATGCAGCAGTACTAACTGTGCTAAACCCACGATAATTCTTAGGAGAGAATCCAATATGCCTCTGATCAGTGTTTATCGGATTGATATTTAAATTGTTATAGCCCTGTGTTGACATCGTTTCTCTCTTCTTTAATATTTATTGAATAAATTATTAAGGTTTATTGTTCCTTCTATCTAACATAAGCCTAACTCTTTCAACACTTCTTTCAGGAACTGCCATAACACTAGCCACTGTAATTGGTCCGCCTGGTGATTCTCTTAATCCTTTGTTCTGTTCCCAAACTTTTCTCTGAAAAGCACTACGAGTGTCATAGGGATATGCTATAACTGCACTAGGTTGATCGCGCACCATCGCAGGATAGAATTGTAATAGATACATTCTTCCTAAGGTGAGGTTGCCAATCTTATATTGTTGTCTGTTTAAATCAAAGAACTGTTCTACGATATCTAACTGTTGTACCCTAGATAGACTTACGATATTGTTAATGTTCCAATTTGTTTTGTATTTTTGATTAATGGCTGTTAGTGCTTGATTACCAAATTGTATCAATCCAACGAATACCTTGTTTGGATTTACTGCTGTAGGACTACAAGATGACTCAATAAACATAAGAGTCATCATTTCTTCCAATTTCATTCCATACTTTGAAGCCAGTTTACCAGTTTTAGCTATAAATTCTTCATCCTGTAACCAATTCTTTGGCATTCTATCTATCGATCCATCATTATAATCCGTTGGGTAAACAGTGTTAGAATCTGCCCTAGTATCGTTTTCTTGGTTTGCAGTGGCACCTTTACTGGTTGGAGATGTTCTGCTAAAGTTGCCAGCACCCATAGTGCCGCTACTATTGCCTTTTTCGTAACCTGCATCACCCCCTTGCGCTGAAGATACTCGCTGACTATCTTCATTTCGTTCAATTCTTGTTCGTTCACCGTCCTTAGTATAAGGCATCTGTGGATCTTCTCTGTTGGTAAGTTCTGAAGTAAAGCCCGGAGGATTTAGATTTTCATGATGTTCCCAAGGTTCGTGCGACGGAGCTCTCTTAACTATTGTTGATCCAACACCTGGGAGAGGATATAATACTAGTTCTTTTATCGTATGATGCGAAGAATCGGCGCTAACTGCGGACTGTGCTTGCTTTGCAGTAGTCGGTGCCGGGCCATTTATGTCAACTTTAGCACCTTTAATAACAATATTGCCGCCTGTACCCATGCCTAGACTAGCAGAAGTTATATTTAGAGCACCACCTGCGAGCAAATCAAACGTACCTTGCGATGATATCGCAGTTTGAGCTCCTAATAAGTTTAAACTCGCGCCCGATGTTACATGCATTGCTCCACCAGACATTATTTCTGTCATACCACCCGAAGTTAAACGCACATCTTGTCCTTTAGCGTGTAACCCTTTGGAACTTGAAATGTATGTCGCACCACCAGCAGTAACTGAAAAATCACTGGCAGCACCAAACAATACGTTACCTCCAGCATTAAAAGCAACATTTTCTACAGCTTGACCCCGTATTCTAGTGCCTGCAAATAGATTTAGAGCGCGACTCGCATGTAGATTAATGTCTCTGTCAGCAACAAAATTAAAATCTTCTTTGCTGTGTATACTAATACTATCCTCACAGAAGATATCTATCTTACCATTACTGGTAAATTCGATCCAAGCTGACCCTTTCGAATTGGTTATGTAAATTAAATCTTCACTGTTGTGTAATAATATCTGATGTCCGGTGCGAGTTCTGATACGAAAGCTTTCATCTTGAGGATAATTGTTTAATCCTCCACTTCCTCCTGCTTCTATATCAACATATTCGATAGGACCTTCGTCTGGTTTAGTTTTTCTTACTTTACGATCGTTACCATCATCCATAACTATCGAATGTCCGCCCATGCGGCTAGTAAACTTTGTTATCTTGCTATCTTTTCTACCGATGCTACCTTTGTGTGACCCGTTTCGTTTATCTAGCGGACCTGGGGTACTGATACCGTAAACATTGCTAGGAGTATCTCTTCTAGCTGAACTAGTATGTGTTCCACGTGTCGGAT